CTGGCGCGAGAAGTGGCTCCAAAGATAAATACTTCTTGCCCGGAATCCGTAAGAAGATCGGTATTTTCTCATCAGCTTCCTGCTGATTGCAGACGGTAAGGCCAAAATAAACATTATTGAACGGAAATCCTTGTAACACCGGAGCATCGTCGCTTGTGCCGATCCAGTCCATAATCCACGAGGCCCGCTTTACTCTTTTTGTTAATATTAAATATGTATTTTGCGGGAATATGTCGATTTCTGAAAATACTTCTCCAATAAAATCACCCGAAACGGCCTCATGAAACAAATCATTCCAAATACTGAATACCTTCGGCTTACGCGTGTTGAAGCGTTTCAGGCGGTCGGGGTGGGTAACGATTTCTCCGGTAAATTTGCCGTTTTCGACTATATGTGGACAGCCTTCTTCATCCACAAGTTTACTTCCACCGAATCGCTGTGTCTGTGCCGCGCTCCAACAATGGTCACATCCGGGCGAACACGGAGTGCAGCCGTCAACGAGAGTGATTCCTTCATCCCAATATCTACCTTTTGTAATATCGATCATCTTTCCCCTTCCTTCCTCGTCCAATCGAATATAGTGGCCTCGGTATAAATCACCCACGCAATAAACGTAATCATTTTGTTTCCTCCCTCTGTGTTTGTTCTTCCATTGGTTTAAAAAACTTTTTGTTTAAAATATCTTGTTCTGATTCTTCCCAAGCATGTTTTATTCTTACTGTAAACCATCTTCCAACTTTTAAGGTTAATAATATTAATCCTAAAATAACAGTGGAAAATAAAAACAAAAAGAAAATAAAAGCACCTACCCAACTCATTGCTGTGGCTACAGTATAAAAAGCATTTTCTAAATCCATTTTCATCTCCTCATTAAATGACTGTCCATAAAAAATTGACCGGTTTCCAATTGCTGCAATAATAATGCAAAAACGGTTTCGTCTATTTCCTTATGCCGATGTACTAAACCATTGACACGAATTATTTTAGATCGTTTTTCATCCTTCGATTGATTCAATCCTAAAAACATATCAACATGACCTAACTTACCAATCCATTCTGCAAGATCATCTTGGCCCATATCACTTTTATAAATTGAACCTCTTGTTCCTTGACTTGCTGTAAAAACAATACAATGTTTCTCTGCGGCCATTGACGCCAACATTTTCCATATATCATCAATGTCATCTAATTTTTTTCCTTTAGATGATTCGGGTTTGAGAATGTCTGCATAATCGACAATGATCACGTCCGGTATAAATTCGTCGTGCTGTTCAAGAATATACAAATCTCGTCTTATGTCGGCAATGCTTGCAGCAAATCTGGGGTAACTGATTGCTCGGAGATTGTCTCCATACATTCCCCAAAGAGCTTTCAATTGATTGCGGGTTGATGCAAAAGAAAATTGTGGTATTTCAATCATTTCATACCACGTTTCTAAACGATAATCTTGAATCATATTTTTTCGACAATAGGAACATGGTCTGTATTCCATGTCCATGTCATATTCAGGTTTCTCTCCACTTTCTGATCTAAGTGAAATTTGATTTGTTCTTTCAGGTCTTTCACATTCCCCTGTTTGATTCAATTCACAATCAAAAACAGGATAGAGGAAAACATCCTCACCTGACTTAGAACCAAAACCTGTGATTCGTTTATAAAGACGTTCTTTGATATTTTTCTTTTTCATTTCTAAGGAAATAAAAACAACCTTTAATCGCTGAAAAATTGCTCTGACAGCCATCTCTTGCAAAAACCATGTATTGTGGACAAACACATCTTCAGCAATAAAATTATGGTAATCCTTAATGGTAAGATCAAAAGTCTCTTGCTTTCCGAGAGGAATTATTTCTGTAATGGAATCCCATAAAAGATCATCTTCTATTATGGATTTAATTTGAGGATAAGAATTTATAATTTGAGGTAATCTTGAACGGCTTATTTTGCCTTTCTTTTTATAACATTGTCTGACAGCTTCATTTTTTATAGGACGCTCATCTGGTATTATGTTTTTCAATACTTCATAAGGAATGGCATCAATATTACTTTTTTGACATCGTTTTTCAATTATTTCGGAAAGTAATTTTTTTGCCTTAATTTGTTTTTCATAAACAAATCCTATTTGAGACATAAATTTATTTATGCTAATCATATCAGCCAATACTATTTCCCAAGAATAAAATCCTTTATGAATGTTGGGTATTATTCTACCCACAATACCAAATCGTAATAAAAGATGATTGACTTGTTTGATTAGATTTTTACTTGCCGAACTGTAATTTATAACAATGGTGTTTTTTCCTTCTTTCCATATTGAACCATCACAAGTGAATAATATTGATAGAAACAACGCTATATCTTTATTGTGTAATTTTAAAATAAAATCGGGAATTGTTTTTTCTGCGGATAATTTTTGATGCATACCTAATTTAGTTATCCATTTTCTCAAATTAGATCCACCAGAAAAACCCTTTCCTTTTTTACTTATAATTCTTGTGGTTATTTCGTTTTCTTTATTTGTTAAATCTCCCATTTGTTCTATACAGGATTTAAAATCATCTTGTATTTTTTTGCTTTTGTTGGTGAATGTATAGCTACCATTTCCTCTAAAACATCCTTCAGCAATCATATAAGCAAGTAATTTTAATTTATATGATTTATAGGTTTTAGTTCCTAGATTAGAATACTGTCTTGGACAAGCAATAAAATCACCTATAGAAATTTTATCTAAAGCAACCCATCCATTAGGGGTAAAGAAAGGATGATTATATGTAACAGAAACTTCTCTTCCCGATCTTGTTTTTACAAGATAAGTTTCTTTTAAACCATTGATATAATAATCTGTTATTTCTCCTCTAACTATTTTTCCAGAATCATCCTTACTTAAAATATACTTATCTTTATCTTCAATAATTTTTTCAATTGGTTTTAAAGAACCATTAGGTAGCAGTATCATTGAACCTTTTGCTATACATTTCCCTTTTTTGAACGGAGCAAGTACAGCAATGAACCAATCACGTTCAATCGGCCCCATCACTTGCCCCAATGCCCCTGGTAATAAAAAGATGCCAGTATCGGTATCATCAAACACTTCCATAATTTCTTTTGTTTCGAACGGATTAAACCAACCTGATGTTTGATATGCTATCTTTTTGAATTTAGTGAATTGCTCTTCGGCTTCTTCAACCTTACCGACTTTGAGAAATTTTTCTGCTTTTGCTACTCTTATTTCCAATTCACGCTGTTTGAAATACTGAAATGCATTATCCCGAATATAATCGGAATTTACTCCTTGATCTTCGACATATTGTTTATTCAACTTGGTTAAAAAAGTACCGATTATTTCTTTATCTTCGGAAGACATTCCTGATTCCGATTCTATTTTAAAAATGTCTTTGATATGAATGCCAGGAGCTTTCTTGTATTGCTTAAAATAATCTAAACACCAGAAACTAATAATCCTAGCAAAAGAGTTTTTCAGATATTCAGTATCAAATAATGGTAAAACTTCCGATAAGAATTTTGTAGAAATGATCATGGCGGTAGTAATTTGATTTTCAATAGTTGAGTCAATCTCTTTAATCGTGATCTTAGACATGCTTCTCTCCCTTTGGTAGATTGTGTTTTCCCGCGTTTATTTGTGTTTTCTATCTCATCATATGCTCTTTATGTAAAAATGATGGCATCCGCTCATTAAACATCTTTTCTGATTTTAGCCACGCTGTTGTGAATGAAACAAACATGTTTTCGTTTTCTCGTAATGCTTTATCCATTGCTCTTGTCATCTGTACAGCAAGAAACGATGTAGGATCGGTTTGATTATACACCGTTGTCCAATTCTTTATATTGATTTTATCTTTGTTATCGGTATAAAACTTATTAAGTGCTTGGGTGGCAAAAACAATATCGTTTCTGTTCTTTAAGGTAAATTTTCCTTCATCTCGATTTCCGAATGTTTTCTTATACCAAGCAATAATAATTTTTGTAGCATTCGGATATAAATCTTTTGCACTAAATAATTTTGAATTTGCAATTAAGGTGGGTTTATTTAACAAGTATTTCAGGAACGTGCTTTTGTATTCTTCTTTCGAAACAGGTACAGTTGTATAGAAAAAATCCACTAATCGAATATCCTGCAAGAACTTCTTATGCATTGGTTCATAATCGTCATTGAATGCCGCTAAACAATAATTATCAATTGCCCGTTTAATTTCGTCCATTGAGAATTTTCGATTATGGTTTGATTTGTCTTGCAGCGTATTGAACAAAGTTCCTTTCAACAAAGATTTGATTCGGTCGATTGCTTCGGCGTATGATTTCGTTCCCTCTTTATGAACAAACAGCCCTTTCTTTGACCAATAATCAAGAATCAGATCAATCTCAAAAGTCGTGGATCGAACAAGCTTTAGTTTTCTTTTTTCTTCCCGATCGTTTTTATTCTTAACAAGAGTTTCTTTTAAACCTTTCTTGATATAATCTCTTCTGTTGCTTTGTTTAATAATTGGTTTTCTTATTAAAGGAGCAGAATCTGGAGGATTCTGCTTATCTTGCGAAGCAAGATTAACATGATATTTCTTTATGTCTTTATTAGTTGTTGTGAGTGACTTACAAAGTACTTTGTTGGTAGCCAACAAAGTGATTTTTCTAGTTTGTGTCATTTCCTCAATCTTGTTTTTAATAGCTAAATCATTGATTTTAAAATATTTTTTGAAATGAACGCCTTCAGTTTTTGTTTCAACGAAACCTTCATTTATTATTTTTTCTAATGCGGTTTCATATTTCCATCTTGTTAGGTGAGTTCTTTTTTCAATATCTTCGGCAACATTGTAAAAAAACTCATCTATTAGAGAATCTTTGAAGTCTTCCTTTTTCCTTGATAAGTAGGCTAGGAGTATTGCAGCATCATTTCCTAGTAATTCTGCTATTTCATCTGAAAAAATTGTGTAATGGCCTACCATCATTAAATGGTTTTTGTTTTTCATAATTTAGTCCTATACATAAGCATTTCAATTTCATCATAGTTTATTTTAAAATGTCTTTTTGCAGGAATACCGGATAGTTTTGTTTCTATTAAATTAAATTCCATTAATTTTTTAATGGAGTTATCTTGCATTTCTCTGGACAGCATTCTCGATTCTTTTACCTCCTCTATTGGTATAGGGAAGAAAATATCTTCAAGTATCTTGTCATCTACTTCCATTAAATATTGTAAAAAAGCAGCGGAATGATAACCCACCGCTTTAATCATTTTTAATGGTAAGATAACATAAGTTCCTTCTACCATCATCATTGTGGATAAAAGTTCTTCAGCTATTTCCTTTTTGGTAGGTTTTTCATTTGACATATTACACTCCTCTTTTTGATTTTAACCAATCTACAAAATGACGAAAGAACACTTCAGGAGTAACAAACAGTTCCAGAAAATTTACAGCAAATTCCAGTAAATGCAATTTTTCATTTTCTATTGCTACTGATTTTGCGAGAAAGTCAAGCAAATCTCCTTTTTTGATCATAGTGTCTTTGCAAGCCCCTAAATCATTGTAATCAGGGTCACGGCGAAGATGAAATTGGGTGTAGTCGGAAATGAGTTTAACGTCTGCACCGGTTAAAATAAATTTATCCATTTTGTTTTGCCTCCATATGTAGTTTAATGATTTTTGCGATTGCATCGGCGCATGACATAATCTTGGTGTCCTCATTGATTGTCAATGATTGATGACACGATATGCCTGAAAGCTGTTTGATGATTTGTTCGGGCAATACTCCTGATCTTAATCCCAAAGAAATTAATCGACCTATTGACTCGATTTGTGAAGCAGCACAACCACCAGCTTTTCCCATTGATGCAAATATTTCAAAAACAGTTCCATTATCTTCATTGATTGTTACATAAAGAGGACCACATCCTGTTTTTGTTTGATATGTCGTTCCAGGTAATTTTACAGGTCTTGCTTTTTTCATTTATTTTCTCCTTTGTTTTTTAATAAACCTTTAATACACAAAACTAATCCGATAATGTACATTTCTCCGGCAGTTAGTATGATTGCTAATTCTTTCCAATCTTCATATTCAACAAAATTAAATGCACAACAACCTCCCCAAGCTCCTACTAAACTAATAAAAAGTCCTGTTATTGATAAATGCTTATTGAAGAAGGTTTTTAATTTATTCATTTTTCAATAGCCTTTTCTACCAACAACATCCAATAATCATCATAATCATGAGCAGTAAAATCTTTAAATTCAGGCTGCCCACGCATCCAATTACGGATAGTCATTCCTTCTCTTAAATGAACAGGGTGAGGGTATCTTATTTTTTCTCCTATTCTTTTTACAAAAACAGGAGATACAGAACCTTTTAGAAATTTACAAAGCTGAAAAAAACGAAGGCCTTTAGGTGTTAGCCATTTTTTAAATTTAATGACAGTTTCTTGATTGATTGTTTTCATTTGCTGGCCACCTTTCTGCATAAAATGTTTTCGGTTTTATAAATAATCCAATTAGGAGCTTCTCCTGCTAAAACAACAGGAGTTCTGCCAGCTAAAAAAGAACCTAATTCATCTTTTGCTCTAAGCCCTCTGATAATTACTCCAGGCAAAGCAATATCAATTATTTCTTTTTTGTCGTTTTCTAACCAACAATGCAGTTCATTAGGAGGATTAAAATTATGACCAAATGTTGATTGCATATCTTTGGAAAAAATTTTAATAGAACCGATAGCTATTTTCCAATTATCTTGTTTAACTAATAACCCAGAGGATGTATGAGCTTTTGTTATGCAGGCTTTTTCAACACAATTTGCCGTTAAAATGCAATCTGTACAGGCATATATTAAACATGCCAATTGTTCTTTGTTTAGAAGATTTCCGATAATTTCATATTGCTCTTTTCCTGTCATTCTTTCTTTGTCAAAATAATCCATAATAATTTTTTCCATTACAATCCTATTTCCTTTCTTAATGATCTAACATCATCTTCTTTTAAATTATCCGGATCACCTTCAGATAATTCAATGACGGACACTTCTTTCACAATGGAAGATAGATCATGAGCTAACTTGTATGCGATATGTGTGGCATCCGCGTCATACAAGACAAATACACGCTTTAAATTCTTCAATAGTCTGATTTGTTCATGAGTATATTTGGTACCGAAAGTAGCGATGGCGCCATCACCTATTCTCCATGCATCAAATATTCCCTCAACAATAACGGCTTTATCTTGAATAACGGAATCAATATTATACAGACATTGTTTAGGATCTTTAATGCTGAAATTTTCACCGGAATTTCTGTACGGTAATCTTGATTTACCAGTAACATCTCTTCCGACAAAAGACAACACCCTCTCATTCATAAAAACAGGTACAATTATTCTGTACCGATAATCACTCATTGGGCCTGTTGCCAACAATCCATATTTAGGTATTACATAATCAGGATCATATCGTCTGCCGATTAAGAAGTCTTTATATGATTTAGGAAATTCTTTTAAGATATGAGTAGGTAATTTTAATTTAGTTTGGTAATGTTTTTCTGGAGGTGTGTAAACATTACCACCAAATTCTTTCATGATCTGAATAGCTTTCGGAAAGCTTACTCCATCAATCTCTTGAATTAGGCTAAAACAATTTCCGGTTGTTGCACATTTATAACAGACATACACTTTAGTGGTGTGATTAATCCCCAGATGATTTGCGTGATCTATGCAGAACAAGCAGTTTAAAGAAGTCCATCCCTTTGACACATTGTCACCATGATCTTTGTGCCAAATATTTCTACTGTCGAGATACTTGACAACATCAAAGTCACGGAGAATTTGTTCAAGATTTTCTTTCATGTTTAATTTACCTTTTTTGTATTCATTATCCTATCCACCCCATATCACAATAGACCGAAAAACGATTTCCGAAATGATCAATCAAATATATATGACTAGGATCAAAAAAGTCATAAACAATCAATTCCGATTTGCTTTCAGTTTTTCTTAAACCACGACCGATAACTTGAATGGTGGTTAATTCTGATTTACCACCAGCTGCATTGATAACAGCATTCAATTCGGGAATGTTTGTTCCTTCTTTCCAAATACTTGTACAGATGCCGCATTTCATTTGTTTAGTGTTAAGAAGTCTTTTGATTGACTCGCGGGTTTCTGTATCTGTTGAACCATTTACAAATTCAATTTCCAGATTTCTTTTATCACCTAGATTTTTCAGCAATCTGCCATGTTCAATTTTATTGACGACAATCAACACTGATTCATTTTTCTTTTGGTGTTCTTCCACTATGTCAATAATGATCTTGTTTCTTTCAAGTCTGCGGACGATACCCCATTCATAAACATCGGCATATTTTCTAAGTTGACTGATTCGTTCGGATTTAGGTATTTTTATGATCTTGATTTTCGTGGTGGCCATATAGCCCTGCTTCTTTGCTTCATCAATTGTAAATTCTTCCAGTAAAGGTCCTATCAAAGCTTCGATAGCTAAACGAGCTTTAAGGTCATCAGGCATAGTGGCTGTTAATCCAAGACGAATCGGGGCAAATATTTTTTTGAAAATAGTACCATATTCCCCCATTTCTTTACCATCTTTAACAGTAGGAAAATCTGACAGATGCTGGACTTCATCAAGAACAACCATGTCGTAATCAGTTCCCCATACTTCAGCATGATCTTTAAATGTTTGTCGTGTAGCGGAAGTAAAAAATCTTCCTAATTGAAGATGACCGTCTCCGACTCTGCCTACATTATCTTTACCAAACCATTTTACTGCTTCAATAGCAGTCTGATTCATTAAATCTTTGGTATGACTTAACCAAAGAACATTTCCTAAACCATCTAAACAAGAAATGACATATAAGCCTAAAGAAGTTTTTCCTGTACCAGTCGGGGCTTTTAAAACACCTCTTTCAAAATCAATAATTGTTTTGGCCATACTGATTTGGAAAGTTCGCGGGTCCATTCCCACAGGTATATTTTTAGGTTCTTTATAAGTCAATCCATAAGTTTCTATTCCAATTTCTTGAAGAGAAATTTTCCGCTTAATACAGAATTGCCTGACTCTGGGAATAAATCCAGTATAGAAAAAGTAACCTTCTTTGTTATGTCCAATGAAGGTTGATTTTTTAAACTCTTCTCTAGATTTTTTAAAAGGTCCAGACCTGTAGTAAACTGATGGGTATGATAAATGTTCTTTGATCAGTTTATATAAAGGCACGGACATTATGCTTTCAACAGGGTCTAAATATCTAATCCAAAATTCAGACATTATTTTATCCTCGTGTGTTTCCAAGGTATGTTGGCAATTCGTTTAGCCAATTCTTTTCTTTTCTTTTTGTCGGTCTCATCATTCCATTTTTTAAATAAAGACCCGTTATCCACACAAGCACAATAAGTTTTTTCTTTTCTCCATTTGATAGGACATTGGCTGCAATCTCGTATATTTCGAATATTGGAATAGGCATCTCCGCAAGCAAAACAAGCATAGGAATAAGCGTCATATAATGCTCCATTCAATATTTTACGGTGTTGTACATACAATTTTCGTAAGCTATGGTATAGATGGGTTTCTTTTTTATCCCTTCCCCCTGTTTTAGCTAACTCATCCCACATTATTTTGTGGCTTCGTTTGAATTGTTCCGGAGTCATTCCGATTTTCATAATAGTGCCCTTTCTCTTTATTATATCAGAATTTTATTGAAAATGTTTTATCAGTTTAGGTTATTGAAAAACCCAAATCAAGAAGTTGTTGGGCTAGATTATCATTGACCTTACTGATTTTTGTATTTGACCAACCCATCTTCTTTTTCAGAATTTTCCGCAATGCTGTCTTTTTCAATTTGCCGTTTACAAGAAACATTTCTTCTGGAAGATTCATGATTGTTTCTGCCACAATTCGGCATTCTTTGGATAAAGAATTTTTTAAATTGTCTTTTGTAATCAGGAGAGTTTCAGGATCATTTTTTTCCAGTTCAGAAATTTCGGAAATAATGTCGATGTTTTCAATATCCACATTATGTCCCCAAAAAACATATGCTGCATCTTCAATATTTTCTTTTTTCTCAACCATGACTTCCTCTTATTTCTTGATGATTTTTTTCAAAGGTTTAAATTTCTCTTCTTTCTCTTTTACTCTCTTATGCAAAATCATTTTAGGTTTTGTTTCAGGTTCTTTTTTATGCAGAATCATTTTAGGTTTTTGTTCGGCAGTTACAATAATCTTATTTGATCTTGGGGTTTCTCCTTGAATTTTTTTCAACCTGTTTTCTGTTTCTTCATGAGTTTCATTGATTTTTTTCTTGATGATCGGTTTAGGAGCAGTTCCGTTTAATCGAGCTTTTACTCCCATAAGTTTTCTAATTTCAAGTATATCACGCTTTTGTTTGCATCGGGAACATTCTTGCATTCCTCTAGATTGTCTGTTTGGACATACAGGGAGGTCTATCCAAGCATTTGTGTTATTGCACCAGAATAAATAGTGAGCTTCAAAACCATCTTCACAAGTTTCATCATTGATAGACACTACTTTTTGAACATGATTACAGAACCTTTCGGTTCCTTCTTTTCCAAATCTGGTCGGAGATTCTTGGAAAAAACTGCAATATCTGCACCGCATAATTTAATACCTCTCTTTCTCTCTTTTGTTAAAGGTTAGGATTTGTTTCTGGCCAACTCTCTTTCTTTTGATTCTTCTTCTTCCACGAATTTCACAATAGCCATTCGGGCTAATGTACCATCACCGACAGACAGTCTTTTGCATTGTCTGATAAATCTTTGATTAAGAGCATCTGGCAATCTTACCCAGACCATTCGATCTTTTATTTTCTCAGGTGCTTTTTCTTTCTTTTCACTCATGTTGTATCCTCCTAGTTAATTTTATTTGTTTTTTAATCCACCCAAATTCTACTGCTAAGCCATTAAAAAATTCGGAATAAAGAAATGAAATAGCTTGGGTGACGTACATATTTTGTCTTACGGATAATAACCGTTTTGTATCTTGCACAATTTGATCAATTGATTTTTCCGAAGATTGTATTTTCTGTTCTAATAGATCAGAAATTTCCCCAATCTCCTTCCAAGTAGCACTTTCAATATAGCCTCTCAATGGAGTTACCGATAAAAGATCGTAGGCTTCCTTTTCATATACGGGGATTTTTCTTTTATGCAAAATGATTTTAGGTTTTTGTTCGGGTTTTCTGATAATCTTTTTCATCTGGCAATTTCTCCAAAATGATTGTGGTTGCAAAACAAGGTACCCATGTTCGACGTATATTTTCTTCCTTTGCTTTGTGTTGTTTAAAAGGATTTCTTTTGACTAAAATATTTGGAATAACTGCCGCCTCAAATATATCAATTTCCTTAATGTACATATTTGTTTCTTTAGCCACTTTTGAAATTCTTTTGAAAAGTATTAACCACACTTTATCTGTGCAGGGATTAATGGTGTATTTAGTCATATAAAACCTCATTGTTTTTCTAGTTGTTAGTCATCATTTTGTCAAGCATTATTAATGGGAATTTAAAACAAATCGTGAATTGCTTGCAAATACGTTTCCGCTTCTTTATGAGATGGAAAATCTCCAAAAACAAAAGCATTTTCTTTGTTGTACCAACCACTGACTCTGAACCAACCTTCAGTGATTTCATTGATTGAAAATTCTTTTAATTTCTGGAGAACTACACTTTTGGTTTTGTCTTTGTTCCAAGCTACTTTAATTTTTCCCATAATTCTTTCTCCTTTTCTCTCTCGTTTGTTGTTCTTATTGATTGTTATTCAGATCAGAAGCATCTTTTTTCTGCGACATTTGAGCTGTGCCAGCACTTTTAAGAACAAGCTCTTCTCTCTTCTTAATCAGAACGATTTGTTCGGCTAAATCAATTCTGACAAGCTCATTGAACGTCTCCAGAAATTCCATTTTCTGTTTACTTGAATTAAAGCTGGTGGTGTCAGGTGTTTTGATGTAATTCCCCATTGAATCTTTTACCAGATCAAATTTCTTGAAGTCATAGATATACAGATTTGATCCGAATAGGGTGATTTTATACCGACGTAAAACGATTTTTGGCCATGCTGCATGCCAAACTCCCGGAACCTTCTTAACAATCTTTTTTAACATTTCTCTTTCCTCCTTTTGTTTGTTTGACTAATCGAACGTAATGACCTTTATTCATCATCATTTCTATTAAATTAAATGGTTTGTTTCTTTTCACGGTACCCGTTTCAAGAATAAAATTGTTCTTTTCAAACCATTTCGGCCATTGATATAATTCATCTTCGGCTTTTTCTCTCCCCACAACTTAAGAACCTCTTTTTCTGATGACTTCCTACTTTTCTTTTTAAGTCTAGCAACGCTTCTGTTTGTAGTTTTTTTTGTCGTCCGTTTTTTAAGCATTTTTTTGAATTTTTCTTAAACAGTTTTTGCACGTTACCATTTCCCGCTTTCCTGTCATGTTCAACCGACCTTTCTCAAGGTCAAGTAAAGGCACATTGGCGTAACATTCAGGAAACTCCATTCCGGCGTTCACGAATAGCCGTGTATTTTTAAAATGTGTTTTCCCCATAAACATTACCTCTTTCGTTTATTTGCCTTTTAAATTTCTTTATATAGCGGGGCAATTCCCGCAAAGTTTTTTTGCGAATGAAGGTGCTTTGTATAATATACGCTATAATTCCCGTTTCACCTCACCAGTAAATATGCGATAATAAAACCGCATAAAATTCCACATACAAGCCATGAAAGCCTGTCAATGAATACAGACGGCTTTTTCGGTACGTCCTCTAATGCTACCAAGGCTTTTTTAACCTGAAGAAATTTCATTATTTCACCCCCATCATTTAGTGTATTGCTTCTTTCATTGCATCAATAATTTGATCTTTCAGTGATTCACCAAAGGGAATTTCAATAAATGCTTTCCGATACCAATCTTGGCCTTCAACATTGGAAAACGAAATTTGGTAACTGTGATTAATCTCTTTCAGGAAAGCAATCAACCTTTCGCTCTCCTGTTTTGTTTCGGGTAAGCAGTAAAGGTCATCTAATCCATTGCCATTTCCATGTTTATTGTATTTCATGGTTTATTCCTCCTATTTCTTTAATAAATATTTCTTTAATAAATACGTTTCATTTTGCCATGCCCTCCTAATGTATTTTCTCGACTTCATAGTGTAAATACGGGATATTGCTATAACATCCATAAACATCCCCAAATTCTCCGTCTATTAATTCAACAAATAAACATCCAAAGGATAACGGATTGACTCCTATCATTACCGCTATTGACTCAATATCTTGTGAATTGGTTATCAATTCCAATTCTTTACGCTCCTGAAGGTCTTTTACTTTCATTTTCTTTCTCCTTTATTTGAAATTTTTTGAGATACTGCAAAGCTCTTCCATGAAATTTTCTGCCTTTTCTATAAAATTTGTGAAACTGTTCAGCGGCCCAATCACTTTGTAATCCATAGGTGTAGTGTTTAGCCGTTTTTTCGTTTACAATATAGACAGATACTTCCACAATTCCATTTTCTTGCTTGATCGTTGATTCATGAATAATATGCATGGTTATTCCACCTTCACTAATCTAGCAGTTGCTAACGGAGGTTGGTTATTTAAATTTAAACCTACACCTATACTTACTAATTTGAATCCTTTCGGAACTAAAGGCTGCCCTACAATGTAACCATCATACCATTTTTTATTGATAATGATTCCTCCATTGTATTTATAACTGACAGGATAAGTTACAATATCTCCGTCTTTTCCCTTAATAGATGGGGACTCAACAAGAAATTGTTTAATAAATCTTTTTTTCATTTGGAAGTCTCCTCACCGATACAGACATCTTCTTCCTCTTTCATTTCTCTTTTTCCTCCTTTAATTTTCTTTTGATAAATGAACTTAACTGGGCTTGATTAGGAGATAAATAAGCATTTCCTTTCCAATACTCAGCTAATTTTCCCCATTGTTCTGTGGTGTACTTGGGCATGATCTTGTTTATAGCTTCTTCCAAAAGTTTGTAATCAATGATGGTATTATAAGCATCAGCATGAGCTTTTCTACCATCAAGGGCATTTTGGAAGACACCTTCTTCTTGTAAGTAATCTTCAATTTCCCATGCTTCCATTTCTTCCCTCTCTTTTTTTAATTAATTGTTTTGTTCGAATCACCCGAAACCCAATGAAGCTGATTCTTATCGTTAATGGTAACAATTTCCCCATTATTGATATGATGAATCATTCGAGCCCAGATGCCGATTTCCGCTTGTAATCTTATTTGAGCATCATCCTGATCTTTACTGTCAATGTAATTCCCCAGTTTTTCTTGGCATGTTTTGATGTTTTGTTCGCAATCAGAAATGGTCAAAATTCTTGTTGACTTATCTGTTTGATCAGCCATTACCATATTCTCTCTTTCTCCTTTAATTTTATTTCACCGACTTGGGACGGTGATTGTGCATTAGCAGGAACTTTCGTTCCTGCCCCTCTGCTACTTCAATTTGTAATAGATGTTCTCCATTGAACGAGCAAGAATGGATTCTAACTCAATTCGGCGAAGTTCACTTTTGACTTCATGAGTGGAAAATTGGGTTAAAACGCTGTTCAATGACCAGAGATTCAGGTCTTTGGATTTCAAAGCATCGGGAAGAAGCAGTTTTGTCCCGATTTCAGGAAGAGCTTCGATCCGATCTTTTTCTGTTGGGCTGAATGGCAAATCGGTCCAAAGTTCATCATACATTGTTTGAGGAATTTTTAATGCAGTCCATTCTTTCCACATTTTCGCTTGAAGTCCGAAAGTATCCATACCTTCGATGATGCTGACTTTCAAGTCTTTCAGGAAAAGATTCTGTAAGTGACGTTTGGCAAATTTCTTGAATGTTTTCCAAACACCCATTCCATTTGTACATTTTAACTGAAATGCCCCGAAACGTCCTTTCAGCATTGTCGAAAGATCATAAGAAGAGAAAATTTCCACTTTCGGGATAATGTCATCTCCCTTAACAATGGATATTTTCTTTTCGGGAAATTTCATACCGACTCTGAAACGGGCTCCGTCTAAATAGGAATACGGAACGAGTTCGATTTTCCCAAAATCTTTAATCACGCCAACAGTATCTTCGACCATTTGGCAAATATCTTCGTAATGAATGATTTTGTATTGGTCACTACAAATTCCGAATACTGTCGGTTTGACTTGGCCTTCTCTTAAATTCTGGTCGATGATGGCTTTCTTTTCCGCAATTCTTGTGTGTTCTCGTCTTCCATACCAGACGGGTTCTAACACGGGATTCGGAAAATAAGTCTCAGGATACCGATTTCGAATTTCTGCCCTTTCAGCAGGGTTTAATTCCCTCATTTCATCCGCTAATGCATTGTTAATTGCTGCGTTTTCCATACTCTCTCTTTCTCCTTTTAATTTTATTTGACTGGACTTGGGACCAGTCAGTGCATTAATAGGAGTGCCGCCACTCCTATCCCTCTGCTAACCTAAAACTTCTTGGCACCAACTTTGAATGTCATTCCAACAATCACTATTTAATAAATAAATAGGAGTGGAAAAACGCTCATCAATTTTAAATTTTTCACAGGCTTCCAAAGCACATTCCTCATGTGATTTTTTATATTTTTTGGTTTTGAAATTAAAAGATTTTTCCTGAAGTTCTTGTGCCTCTAGCACCGCTTTTGCAAAATCTTCTACTAACATTTCTCTCTTTCTCCTTTTAATTTTATTTGACTGGACTTGGGACCAGTCAGTGCATTACTCCAGCCGTAGCTGGAGCCCTCTGCATTAACTCTGCATTTTTTTACCATTCTTTTGAAATTCGGTTTTTGCATCTGCTTTTTTTATCTCTTGTTCGGTTTGCATCAAAAGGTAAGTCACAAAAATTTCCGGAAAATTTGCATACAGAAAGTCCAGTATGCCAATGATACATTCAGGCTTACCTTCGTTAAGACTTCCTGTTACTCGCATTTCTCTTTTGCCATTGTGTTCTAGTTCTTCGGCAAAAAGAAATTGGGAATCATTTGCCAATCCGTTTTGTTTCATGAAATTTTCCAGAAATTGTTTACCATCACCGTCTTTGAGTAAATCCACATCAGTACTTAATAAATTTGTTTTGTCCATTTCTCTCTTTCTCCTTTATGTTTTATTTGATCGGACTTGAGACCGATCATGTGCATTACACCGACTTTCGTCGGTGCTCTCTGCTATGTACTCTGGAGTTCTTTAGGTGCCGGAGCTTCTTTTATGAAAACTCTTCCGTCAACAATAAGAAACCATCTACCAACAAATTCTTGTATAGTGACTCCAGTTGTTCCACAAAGATCATCCAGATCATCCCAACCACCTTCTTTAGCAAATTGCTCCAGAGCTTTTTCATTCGGACAAAAACAATACAATTCTTTGTCAAAATAATAAGGCAATTGTTGTAGTTTTTCCCACTCTTCTACGGTAAGAAGTTCCCAAACTTCAGCAGCCACAAATCCCGTTCTTGCTAACTTGCCGGTATCGACAAAGAACCCTGAATTTCTCGCTGCTTCGGCAAAAGCCTCATTTTCTGACCATACTTTAATAAACACTTCTTTGGTTATGTCTGTAATCATGTTACGAGATTCCGGAAGATTGACTGACAATGTTCCGAACGGATCACCATCATCTTCACCACCTACGCAAATGCCATTAATGGCAATACCGCCATTTTGATATTTTCGTTTTTCAAGCAATACTCTAAAAGATGTATTGTTCATGGTAACAATGATTTTTTTGCCTTCAAACGCATATACTTTTTCCTTTGTTTTTTGAACCATCTCTCTTTCTCCTTTTAATTTTATTTTCTCGGACTTAGGACCGAGAATGTGCATTAACAAGAAGAGGGTGCGATTTCTAAGGGTTTCATGGTGCCCCAAGAATACCACGTTATCTTAACCATGTTCAATAACATCATAACACCCATCTTCTTGCCCTTCTGCTACTTCTTGTTTTCTTTTTGAAGCTTGCGGGCCCGATGCAAGAATTTCTCATTGCCTGTTTCGGTATAGCATTTCAGCAAATCATTGATGCCTTCTTCCTGGCTTTTGTCCAAGTCTTTGGACATATCAATTTTGCTATCCATCTCTTTCCTCCTTTCTATCAGGACTTAGGACCTGATGTGTGCATTACCACGACCATTTCTGGTCGTGTCCTTCTGCATTAAGTAGCCCAGTTTTTTCTCCTGGATTCTTTGGCCATTTTCAACCGATTCTTTCGTATTTTCCATTCTTTCTTAGAAAAATACAGAACGATTTTTCTGTTACCGAATGGTAATTTAGCAACAGGAATCAATTCACGCTGAAGGCTTTTGATACTCAATTTCGGTTCACCAATACCAAAAAAACTCTTAACTTTGTCTAGCCATTTCATTTCTCTCTTTCTCCTTTTGCATTTTTATTAGCAGGACTTGGGACCTGCTTGTGCATTATAGGCAAATCAAAAGATTTGCCTACCCTCTGCATTACGCTTTCATAAAGCACCTCCTAATTAAGATAGAAGTGTTTACCCTCCCAACTGAGTTGCTGGGGTACTGCTGTTCGGCAACGGTCTGGACAGATTGACATTCTTTCCATCTACCACACCTTTGTGATATGCAGACATATCACCAGTTAATCCTGCTACACGAACATGTCGAAGTGACGGGAATTGATCTTTGACAAATTTAGCCAGATCATCTTTTCTGACAAGAACCAAATCTTTACAATCCGAAGGAATAAATTCTTCTTTCTTTATGTAAAGATCATCAAGACGCTGGGATATTGTCTGCACCAATCCAAAACAGTAATTTCTGCGGGCATTCTCGATATACTTCTCGGTAATTCGTCGTCCCAGATAAGGATTAGCTTCTTTAAGTGATTCTTTAGTCACATTCTTGGAACTCATGGCATAGAGCGTTCTCCGCAGAAATTTAAAGAAGTAAACAGCAATATCAAGATCGTGTTTCGACCCTATGAAGATAATTCTCCAGGCACGGTCAAAACCAATCTCATTAATCATTTTACAATCAAAGGCTTTTGCGATTGCAAAAGCCAACGATGCTTCATAATCAACCTTTTGTTCTGACGAACCATCGACCTTGATTGTGATGAACGGTTCCGTGTCTTTGATCTTATTGTTTTTCAGGTCAATAAAATCAATGGCATAATCAGCCATGAGCTTTGCTGCCATTTTCGTGGCAGATTCACGCTCATGCGGATTGCTGTTCTTTTCTTCATTACCTAATTCCATCAACTTCATAATTTTGGCAATAATTGCTTCTTTTTTTGCGTCCATTTCTCTCTTTCTCCTTTATGTTTTATTTTTTATCAGGACTTAGGACCTGATATGTGCATTAACGGAATCATAAGATTCCGCCCTTCTGCAATTTACTTTAAAGTTCTTCCTCTTTCGATCAAAACAACTTCGGTAGTAAATGAAACCCAGTAGTGTTCTATACCGATATAGCAGATCACCCCTCCGACACAGGAAAAGTCAGAGGTGTGCGTGTAAGGTCTAAACAGATATACCAACTCTTTTTTCTCGTCAATATTTTGTACCGTTGCGTGACAGTAAGGATGTTTGTTGCTGTCATTGCCAATCGTGGTTACTATGTCTCCTAGCTGTAGGTCTTTTGCTTTCATTGTTTCCATTTCTCTCTTTCTCCTTTTTGTTTTATTTTCGGACTTGGGACCGAAATTGTGCATTACAAGGAGCCATTTCTGACTCCTTGCCCTCTGCATGAGAATTACTTCTTTGCTTTCGGTGCCGGTGCTTTCGGTGCCGGTGCTGCTGCTGCGGGCTTTTCATCTGCTTTCTTTGTCAAATAAGCAATACAATTTACCACAGTGGCCGCTCTGACGTAAGAACCATCTTTGATGGATTTCAGGTGACGATCAAAACGCTTGGTAGCAAGCGATTTCTGAGCGGCATCTTCACCACCGTAATGGGCTTTGGCCAGATTTGTGATAATATCGGCTTTCGAAAGTTTTGCCAGCAAACCGTCATCAATAATTTTGGTCTGCGGGGCAATGCCGGAAGCAGTTTTACGAACTGCACCGGACGAAGCTTTTCTGGCTTTTACTGCTTTGACTTCAAGTTTCAGGAAGTCAGTTCTTGCCGAACATGCTTTGGCTGTTTCCGGGAAGTCTTTCTGACATGCTTTACACTGTTTGGAATTAGCATCGAAACATGCCGAATTGGATTCCCAGTCAGATTTGTCGAGACAAAAATCAGCAGGAAGCTTCGGACGGTCTGGTCCTTTTGTTTCTGCCGGAGTTGTCGATTTCACGGGAGCGGGTGCTGCTTTCGGTGTCAGTTTCACGGGAGGCTTTGTCTCTGATTTTGCATCTGCCACAATACCCTTTACGGGTGCTTTAGCATCAGCCTTCTTTACCAGGTTACTCTCAATCTTTTTCATCTTTCTTTCTCCTTTATTCAATGCATTTGATTTTACCAGGACTTAGGACCTGGTATGTGCATTAACAGGATCGTTTTTGATCCTGCCCTTCTGCTATGAAGATTGGTAAAACAATTGGATCATTTGCCGTTCGATTTCATCCAAATCAATTCCCGAATCTAAAACAATTTCTTCATATTCGGGGAGATAATCCCATTCTGATTTGGATATTTTGTAGGCATATTCTTTATAATTGTCTGCATGTCTCCATGAACAATATAAACCTTCATAACGGTCACAAACGGAAGAATCATGATCTGGTTCTTCCTCCGCTAATTTACAAGCTTCTGCCCTCCAAATATTAACAGGACATGTTGTGCATCTATAATTTTTTGATGAACAACCTTCAAATATTTCACACGCGGGACACCAGTTTGTAAAATACACCAAATAATTTGGCTTATCTTTGTTCAAAGGATAATTTGGTAATGACATAATGTACCACGTCATTCTGCAAATGTATTCCAATCTTCTGAATGTTTTCTTATCCATTTCTCTCTTTCTCCTTTTTGTTTTATTTCTCGGACTTGAGACCGAGATTGTGCATTAAACGGAGCAAGAAGCTCCGTCCTCTCTGCATTAATGATTATTATAAATGATCTTGATTTGTTCTTCGGTTTTCTTAATATTATCAGGAACGCCTGTCATTATCATATAAACCATTCCCAACAATATTCCGATTACAAGAGCTGATAAAGCCCATTCAATTGCTTTTCGGATGATTTTTTTATTTTTCATCGGAAATCTCCTGAATTTGAATGACTTGCATCGGCTTTTTACCAAAACAGCGATAAACAACTTTGAATTGTTTACCATTTCTGAATTCATAAGTAACTAATATTGTTTCCATCTCTCTTTCTCCTTTCAATTTAAAAGTTTGACCAGAAGCATGATTTCTCATGCTCTAGGCTAAACTTTTAAAGCTCTCTTTTCACATACTTGAATTGATTTTTCCAGTCTTTCGGGTCTGCTTTCGTGCAAAGTATTCTTTCCTTTGCTCCGCTTTTGATGAATGAAGTCATGTCGCCTGCTCTGGGACCTGTTCGGATGATTCTTTGATGACGATTTGCTTCCCGATAATCTTTTTCATGACCGAGTTTATCACAAATCTTGACTTTACCTTTTCTTGTGACAATTGAGCCATTGAACTCTGGAAGTAAATATGATTTTTTCTTGATTTCCACATTACCATTTTCTGTTCTTGTGCAAACAGTCAAGGATAAGGGAATAATACCATCCCATATTTCAAAAACTCTTGTTCCTACCCATTGTTTATTTCTGACAAGATCATGAATTCTTGCTTCTGCGGTACTCAATCTTCTTGCCGAGGAATTTCTAAAATGTTTGATTCGATTTTCACCGGCTCGTTCAATCAGAAGATATCCATAATAAGCAGTTTTGTCCATTTCTCTCTTTCTCCTTTATGTCTGATTCACCGACTTAGGACGGTGTATGTGCATTAACACGATCAAATAAATGATCGTGCCCTTCTGCATTCATTATTCAAAATAGCAAATTTGATCTAATAAAGCGGCAGAAGCTTGTTCTTTGATTTGTCTCAATGCTCTTCTCATGGAATTTCTGTTCACTTCATTTGTTCTGTTAATAATTTCCGAAATTTTGCTCAATACGGCTTGTAATTCTTCATTGGTCAATTTGTTTTTTTTCTTCATTTTTCTCTCCTTTAACGGACATTTGATCTGAATTGTTTGGCTGCACGAATGATTCCATGAATTGCTTTGTGAATTGTTCTATCCGATATTTTGTGTATCGTGACTTTCATCGGATGTTTTACCACTGTTCGATGATATTTATGAAAACAATGACAATCACCGGGAACGTAGCATTTCATACCATTTGAGCATTCATCTGGGATATTAATTCCTTGCTTTGCCAAATTGTCACAATAACATGCACACAATTCACAGCGGGCATACGGCTTTAATGTAGTAATGTTTTTGGTAGTCATTTTCTTTCTCCTTTTCAAGTTAGTCTTGTCTCAACCATCAAACTGAATTGATGATTCAAACAAGACGGACAGTAATTTCTTACTGTCCGTTTGGGAATCATTGTCTAAATGCACGGACAATGATTCGAGGAGAAAAGAAAGAGAGTGCCTCGAGCGATCAGTTCTCAGTAACCATTTGACAGATTCAGCGACTTGTCAGATATATTTGCTCATGGTATAATAATCATTTCTGATTATAGTCAGTTTCGACCATTTCATCATGTCTGCAAAGTGATTTTTCCAGAAGGAGTTATGCTCAAGTCAAACAGTTCTTTGGAATGTTCTCAAGGACTTGCTTCTTTTTCACTGACCAAGATATTCGCTGATCTAATCGTTTTTGAACCACGCTCTGTAATCTTGTGGTCAATATCTTAAGAGAGATGAAGCACATTTTGTTCTTTTCGGTGATATAAAATGCTATGTCAAAAAGCGTTTCTGTGGAACAGAATAAAGAGCGTTTACAGTGAAAGACGATGCTTTCGGGTTAAAGTCTCAAGCTTTCGGTATCAAGCTTGCTTCATCAGTTATTAAATCTTGATTAAAACTATAAAGAAACCTTCTATCTTTGTCAAGAAAAAAGATAAAAAATGTTTTCTAAGCAAAACAAACAGTTCCTACTAAAATGAGGAAAGGGTTTTCCCATCAATCAAGGTTTTCTCAGTATTTTCTGACAAACAAAGGTAATAAAAGATAAGCAAGCAAAGAACCATGGAAGATAATAAATAGGGTAATAAGGAGAGGAAAGAAAAAGAGGGTAAATCCAATCCATTAAATAATAAGTCAACGGTAATAAAATCAGAATAAGATATAAAGAAGCAACGGGAGGAGAAAATCAGACAAAATAGGGAATTGATAATAAGAAAAACCAAGATGGAGGGGACAAAACAAGACAAATTAGATATAGAAAGTAGTAGTAGAAACAGTAGTAAAAGGAAGTATTAATATTTTGCATAGAGGGCAGGGATAGGAGGGTTATTGTTTAGAAGTATTGTTGGTAGAGGGTAAGTTGTTTTTGTGTTGGAAGGGGTGGTGATAAGTAGGGGTGCTTTTTGTATAATTAGGGTAAGTAGGTGTGATTAAGAAGTGTGGGGAATGATGATAAAGAGGTAATTGAAATGAAAATGGAACGGAGGAAAAAGGTGCCTCCTTTCCACCCGTGCTCCGTTTCCGTTTTCATGACCGTCTCCTGGTACCGGGCAACTCCGGATTCCGTTCAATTCTATGTTTATTGAGTAGGAATCGGCTTAATAACACCTTCCTACCTACGGTCCGGAAACTACTCTCTTTGCAAAGCCCTTTATTCATATTGATTGATTCCTTGGATTTCATTTTTACAGTCTCGTATGTGTGTAGCATTTTATCCAGGAAACAATCAAGAATTGTTTTAATCTTGTTTATTTGATCGGCATCCGTTCCCGTTTCTTGTTTAGTATCATTTAGTGAATATAGCAAAATAAAATGGCATAAGTCATTGTACCGAGGAATATCAGTGTTTATATGTATCATCTATACTGATTGATCTTACTTATCTGGAACTTATATTAGAAACCTATGGAATTAATATAAGAACCCGATCCGTATGTATTATCCTACCTACCGTATAAAAGTAACCTGCCGCCCGTCGGGATGATATATATGAATATGTCGGATAATGTAGTGTTATTATATAGTTAAGCAATAACCCGAATAAAATCAACTACTTACATTAGATAAAAAATATAAAAAAAATATATAAAAAAACTAAAGTTTTTACTTGACATTGACGATAAAAAGAGTAAGCTAAGAACAAATAAAAATGAAAGTGAGTAAATAACATGACACGAACACTATTAGCAGTAAGCGTATATGCAAGCTTCATTATCTTTATACTGTTAAAGCTTGCGTCAATGTAGTTAAACGTTAAACATAGTCACTAAAGACTTTAAAAAGAGAAAGAGCATAACATGACTACTAACAAGACAGATGACAAAAGCGTGAAGACGATTGAAAAAAAACAAATTGATTATAACAAGATCATTATCAAGAGAATAAAGACAGATTGCGTCAATCTTAAACTCGATAAGATAAATGAAATCGTCATTAACTCTTGTCATACGCAAGCACTATGCATTGACGCTTGTGCTAGAGCATACATGACAGTTAATGACACAGTAAACAAGCTTGTTGAGTTAAAGCTATGCACTGACACAAGTAATGCATTGAAACGCATCAAGAGACATTATAAGCATGATGACAAGTCAAGAGTCATTAAACGTAACATGTTATTAATTACAGCATAACAGAAAAATAAAAAAGTCGGGGTACGTCTCACTTTATCTCCGACTTTTTTATGATAAAAAGAGACGAGGACCTCACCACAAATTTTTTCCCAATTTTTCTCATGAGACCGACTTTTATTATACCTTTACTGTTCTATATTCTCCTGAACAATAAATTCTTTAATATCCAAACAATATGCAACAAGGTTGCCTAGACCTTCTTTTGTTTTGAATACACAACCACCGTCAATGCAAATATTCCCCTTGTTGTTTACTCTATTTGCTATTCTTGTCGGTGTATGCCCATTAATAACTGGTTTGTCCATATCAGGAGAAGGCCATCTGCTCCAGAGCATATCATCTTCAATAAAAGGATTACTACCGAATGAAGAAAAGTTTGCGTGAACCAGAAAATAATCGGGTTCCTCATGATATAATGGTAATTTTTTCATCCAATCTACTACGTTTGCAATTTCGTTTTTTGGAATAGATTCCATTGTTTTTAATCCGCCGTTAACAAACCACAATCCGTCATCATCACCATTGTTATCAAAATAACTGATCATCAATGCCTCATGATTACCCTTTAGATGAACTGTTTTGCACGGCATAGTTGTTACTGTGGTTATGACACCCCATGCATCAGGCCCCCTGTCGATATAATCCCCTAAGAAAAAGACCGTGTCCTTTTTCTTTAACTTTAATTTGGTCAGCAAAGCCCTTAAAGTTTTGTTGCAACCGTGAATGTCTGATATTGCATATCTCATAATGACTCCTTTTTTGTTTCATTATACATTAATTGTTATGAAAATCCTTCATTAATTGAAGGCTCCCTTATTTTTATTGCTGAACTTGACTCTTTTATGCTCTTCTGTTATATATTACGGGAAATTCAATCTATAAAGGAGCTGTTTATGAATTTAGATGAAACGAAAATTGGCAATCTTGAGCTTGAGAAAGGGTTAGTTCGAAAAGGGGTTGCCATGTATGCGTGGGATGGTATTAAAGAATGCACCAATCTCGAATGTCCCGTTGTTGATCAATGTAAATATGTTCATCATGGTAAATGTGCTGTTCAAGTGGAATACATCCAGACCCTGTATAAAACAATGTTTAGCACCTACTCTTATTTGGATGAAACGATGTTGTTTAAAATTGGGATGGAGATCGTTCCCCTTTATGTTCATCTTATCCGTTTGCAGATTATCGAATTGTCTTTAGATACTCCCATTACTTTCACTGAAAAAGGAAATCAGGGAATACATCCCGTTTATCGAGAGATTCGAGAAACTTTGAAAACAATTGGGGCCATGTGGAAAAGCTTAGATATGACTTTTGCTTTTGGTGAAAAATTAAAACTATCTGGTAAATCTGATGCATCCATCAAAGATGCAAAAAGTAAAATTGATTATGAAAGAGGAGATCCTGATTATTATAAAAAGATAAGTGCTGAAGGAGCGTCCCGTAAAGGAGTGATTCGATGAATTTAAAACCAATCGTGAAAAAAGCGAAAGAAGCTATTGTTAAGAACAAAACCAGTATCAGAGATTTATTTAAAGAAAGTGAATTAATTAAAGCCGTTGATCCTGATTCACTTCCCCCATATAAAATATATAAACCGGAATCATATACCGATGGGCCCGAAGGATTTATATCTTGGTGTGAAGAAAATGTCTGCATACCGATATACCCCTTTGGTTCTACGATGGCTGTTTGGTGCCCTATCGGGGAATTACCAGATACAATTAATCCAGAGACTGGACGTTCTTATAAATATATTTGGGAACAGCAAAAAGAAGTGGCTCGAAATGGTTTGAGAATGGTTGATGGTAAATTTCTTTTTCGATTAATCGTTCTTTGCTGGCCACGTGGTGAAGGTAAGTCTTTGTTCGTTTGTTTGATTCAGTTGTGGAAATTTTTTAATTGGTCCCGCCAGCAGATCGTTCTCGGAGCAAATTCTAAAGATCAGGTCACGTTTGTTCACTTTGATATTATGAAGGATATTATTTTGAACAGTCCTAATCTTTTAGCTTCTGTGGGCAAAAAGAATATTTTGGAAAAGAAGATCAGAATTACCGATGACAAAGGAAACGATGTTTCTATTATTCGTGCAATTTCATCATTCAGCGGCATTGTTTCTAATATTACCGGGTATTCGTTTTCTGAAATCTTTGACATGAAAAATTCGAAGTTCTTTGTTCAGCTTGACGGTTCTATTCGTAACATTCCCAATGCTATTGGTGTTATTGACTCCACTGTTTCTACAAAAACCCACATTCTTTATAAGCTATATGATAGCTTTATTAATCGAACAAGTAAGACAATCTATTTTGATTATCGGTTTAGTAAAGATGGTAAAGCCAGTGATTACTGGAATCCGAATATGTCACAAGCTCAACTGGATGATTATCGAGCTAAATTTCCTTTAGGTGATTTTGAACGATACTTTCTTAATGCTTAGAGTTCC